CGTTGTTAGCACCAACTGTTGTTCCTGCTGCAACTATGTTGTCTCTACCAGAAGTAGCAACCTTTTGTACTTCTAATACACCACCACTTGAAGCAACTATTTGCTCTGTTAATACACCAGTGGTTGCGTTTTTGGATATTGTTTTAAAACCGTTTTCGGATCGGACGGGACCGTTAAAAGTTGTATTTGCCATTTAAATCTCCTTGTCTTGGCATGTTGAACATTATTGTTCATCAAGGTTTAGTTTATTATACATAAAAATAAAGGGGTGACAAGCACCCCCTTAAATAAAAGTTTTATGCTCCTGGGGAACCAAAGATTCCTAAAGGATCGGAGACACCAAATGAGTATCTCTCTCTAGCCTTATAACGACTATTACCTGTATCAAAGTCAGCATCCATAGATGTTGCCATTGGGCTACGTGTAAAGTGTTTTAAGCCATTAGGAACGTCAGTTAATAGGAAGAAAGCATCTGTATCAGTCAAATAGTGATTGATAGCATAGCCCTCTGGGATAGACCCATTATTCTTTAATGCGTTTAGGTCGTTATCCGCTGATCCTACTCTTCCCTCTGTCTCTAACAATCTTGTTGCCACAAACTGTAGATTCGGTGGAATAATGAGTTTTCGAGGCTTCGCTGCAATGAGGAGTCCTCTTTCATCTGTCCACGCTGCGATTTGAATAACAGCGGCTTCTAAAGAAGTCTCGTTAAGATCAGCAGCTGTAGCTGGTTCGTTAGAGTTAGTTCCACCACTTACTAATGGGTGTGCAGTAGAACAAAGCTCTACTCCGTCTCCATAAGTAGTACCTGAGTCAAAAGCATTATTTAAAATAGTTGCTGCTTTTACCTGCTTGGTGTACGCCATTGCACGAGCTAATGCTTTTGTATAACGTGCTGACAAGGAGTCATACAAGTTATCTTCAATAGCCTCTTCTGTTATTGAAAAGCCCATCGCCACTGTTTCGTGTGTATAGCGAGCGGTGAATGCTTCCTGTGCAGTGTCATATTCGATGGCAGAACCTTCGTCTTTGACTGGTGCGGCAGAGAAGCCTGATAGTTTAGTTTCTTCCTCAAAAGAACGGTCAGAAGTCTCTGAATCAAAGATCTCTGCATGTTCTTCCCCGTATTTTGCATACTCTAAACCGAATAATGCGTTAAGACCAGGAAGTAGCTCTTTAAGGAGTTGTGCTCTTGAAATTGCCATTGTCTATTCCTCCTACAGTCCAACAGGGTTACGATAAGCGTGTCCACCGATGAACACATTACTGCCATTGTCAGTATGTGTGCTGTAGATAACAAGCACTTCTTGGAAAGCATCTGCTCCCGTTGCTGTGCTGTCAACCACATCAATAATCTGAAATGGTAGTGTCGAAGTTGTAGCAACTGAACCACTGTTGATGGCTAACTTACCTCTTCCATTAGTAGTATTTAATGTATTACTAATAATTGAAGCCTTGTTACCAATAACAGTTCTTGCCACTGTTGCCATTGTTGTTCCTGAAGAACAGACTGCCGCTTTCAATATAACGTCAGGATCGTCAACAACAAATGCACTAATATCACTAGCAACAATGCTGCCAGGATATTGATTTCTAAATGTTAATTGACTTGTATTTGGGTCTGTATAACTACAACCCATAAAAACGCCTAGTGTTCCAGTAGCTGGGAAGGCGGTTGTACTTCCGTCTCTTTCAATAGTTCCGTCATTTACACGTTTGACTAAATCGCCTTTTCCGATAGCTGTGCCATAGTTGCTGGCTATCTTCATTTGTCGAGTAGCACCTGTGTAAGGACGACCACCAATTAAACCAACGGGTACTAGCCCATAAGGGGCATCAATAGTTGGATAAGCCATAGCTTTGGTCTCCTGTTAAAAATTAATTACCTTTTCCAAAAGTGACCTTCGATTTCCTCTCATTAAAGATAGGCATACGAGGGTCGTTCTCTCGCATGAGGTTGTTATCTACTGATCTCATTTGATTGTCAGTCTGCGATTTAAAATACGCAGTTCTTTCAGTCTTAAGCTCAATAGGAGCCTTACACAGCATTAATCCCCCTATCACGATATTATCTTTAAACTTTTCATTCTCTATAGTAACTAAAGTGATTTCTGGATGATCGGATGCTTTTACAGGTTCCCAACCTTCACGTAATTTTGAGGAAACGTTTGTGGCATCGACTTGACCTTGAGTACTTGTTCGTATCCAACGATACGTATACCCATCCTCTTCTTTTGGCGAGGGCAGTGTTTCTGGTCTTGTCCAAGCCTGTTTCCGAGTAGTAGTTTCACGTACGGTTTGTTCACGATTAATTCTATTCTCAGCCATTATTTTTTCCCCATTTCTTCTGCAACCTTCTTGGCGTATAAATCAAGCGGGACTCCAAGTCGTTTAGCGAGAGTTACTTGTGTTTGCGTTAATCTTACCTTTCTAGGTGCTGTGCTCCGCGTCGCGGGTGCAACCACATTATTTAACTTCGGCTTTTCAGTCTCAGTCTCTACTTCTGTTTCACTGTCCTCAAAATTTTCTGGGAACAGTTTACGCATACGAGTATCAATAAGCTCGTAGTATTCATCGGCATTTGTTTGAGGGTATGCCTGCCCGTGTTGTTTAACGAGTTTGCTATGCAACCCAAGAACATAACTTGTCATCTCGTCGTCAGTTCCGAACCACGTATTGGCTTTCGCCCATTCTGTAGCTCGTGCATCGACCACTGGCGCAGGGGTTGTAGTGGTCTCTTCCTTTGTTTCTACAGGAGTTTCATTCTCTTGTAAAGAAGGAAGTTTGAAATTATTTAACCTATCGGATTTAATCTTAGCGGCTGTTAAGTTTTCTTGTGCTTCTACAACAGTATCTGCTTCACCAGCTTCATAAGCAACTTTATATGCGGCTTTAGCACTTGCTAACTCTTTTTCTGCTGCTTTTTTAGCTTGCTCAAGCATAGCTGTTTGATTTTTAACAGTCGTATCTTTTAGTTTTTTGTTCTCTTCAACAAGTTGTTTTGTTAACTTTTCAAGTTCTTGCGCTTCACGTATTGCCTTTTCTTTTTCACGCCTTTCGTCGTGGTAGCCTTTGCTGAAGTGCTTGATCCTATTTTTGACTTTGTCGGAGTACTCTTCAAGTTCAGCTTCAGTGACATCAGCAGGCGGCTCAGACGGCTTGCGACCTCTGTCAGCTTTTGGCGTATCGTCCACAACTTCAATGTCAACTTCACTTGCGTTAGTATCTTTTGTATCTTCAACTTTTTCTTCAGTTTTTGCATATTCATCTTTTGTTGCCTTTCCAGATATATCTATCTCTACTGCGCTAGATGATTCTACATCTATTTTTTTCTCTTCCTGCTCATCAGGAAATTTATATTCTACTTTCTCAAATGCCATTGTTTACTCCCTATGTAGCTCTTTGAATGCCAGCTGGGTCATCTATAACAGCTTCTATAGAATCATCGTTCATTAAACGATACTCTAACCCATTGACTGTAAATCTTGTACCTGTATTAGCACGGAACATTACATAGTCCCCTTGCTTACACCAAGCTCCTGTCGGAAATCTTTCTTTATCCGCATATGCTTGATCGCCCATATCCATAACTAACCCCATTATAGACATTATATGATCGAGTCTTTTAGCTGTATCTGTTTTTAATATGTTACTGCCCTCATACGTGTCTTTTTGTTGAGGTAGTGCTACTAAAACACGATATCCTACAGGTTTAGGGAGTTGTGCATCTATTTCTTTATCAGTTAGCACTGGCTGATCTATTGCTGGTTCAGTCATCATCTTCTTCCATTTGGTTACGCGAGAGGTCTTCTATTAATTGTTTACTAACCTCGAGACCCCGTATCAAGCCAGTAACTTCCTTATATTGGGCGTAGTCCTTTGGACCCCCCGATGTAAGAAACTGTGTTGAAGATAACTTCTGTTCTTCTATTTGTTGTATGAGCACGTCAAAGACGGTTTTAGCCATAGTTGTCCTTTACTTCATTGTTTTAAGTATTTCTAAATTACGTTTATCTGTTTTATCTTGTTTATCTGTAGCTAACTTAGTGCCTTCCTTTTTTGCGTCCAATGCTAACTCAGCCTTATCAATTTTTAATTGTTCTTTATCTTTAGCAGCTTTTAATTGTAGTTCTGCCTGTCTAAGTTTTATGTCTGCACTGTCTTTCTTAGCTTTACGTTGAACTTCTGCTTGTTTGACCATTAATTCCTGCTGTTGCATTTGTACAACAGGATCTTGTGCTTTTTGTTGTGCTGCCTGTTGTGCTGCCTGTTGCTGATGAGCTTGTGTTAACTGCTTACCTGCTTCAGCTATGACTCTGGATAATTGTACTTCTACATCCTCGTTCATTTCTTCATTAGGTGGTGGTAGTGGTGCACCTAAACGCTCTTCCATCTGCTTACGATAGTTAAATCCTAAATGCTCTGCTATGTGTGCTTGCAATGAAGCCATTATTTGGTTTGCTTGTGGATTCTGTCCTATCATCTGCATGACTGCAGGATCTTGCATAAACGCTGTGTGTGCCTGTATGTGAGCATCGTGATCTTGATAGATAAATGCTTTCATAGGCTTACCAATAAGAGCGTTCATGTTTTCGCTTACTGGATCTACAGGTTTCATATCTTCTTTTATAGGAACAAGTTTATCTGCGTTTTTAACTCCTAACACTTCTATCATCTGCCTATGTAATTGTGGCAAGTCATATATTTGCGGTGCAGATGTAGCCATTTGTAGCACAGCCTGATACTGTACAACTCTTTGTGCCATAGTAGAACTGTTAGGATCGCTGACAGGTATGACTTCTACCAACCCATAATCAGCTTGTCTAGCACCAACCTCACCTCGTTGTGGTTGATACGAATACTCGGCTGGCGCGTATTCTGCTAGGAGAGTCTTGAGAAGCTTAAACTCTTGTTTCATAGCATAATGAACGCGAGCTTGTACTGCAGCCATAGGCTTCAGAGTCCGCTCAAGGAGTGCCAGCGTCGTGCCAACTGGAGCATTAGCTGACATATCTGATATGTTCATATCGCTAATTGCCCCAAGCCTTCGGCCTTCTGTGGTAATCTGATTAAGTAATTGGAGTAATGTCTGACTCGGCTCTTTGTACGGTAACGGCATAATATTGTCACGTATACTACCTGACGGCACGTCAACATCTTTAAATTCTCCAGGTTCTATCGGTGTATCGTCACCCTTAATACGCAACCCACGAGATTTAAGACCTCCAGGGAGATTGGATAATGTACCTGCATCTACGAGCTGACGTATTAAGGATGTACCCGCACGAGCATATCCACCTATAATGTGGATAAGACCCAACCCATAAAAACCAAATCCTGGAACATACACATAGTGCACAAAGTGCTGTCTTTTCAGTTTGAGTTTATCGGTGGGATTCCAATTCCTGCGAATGGCTAATACTTCATTGGAACCTCTTTCTATTGTTACAACATAAGGTTTAGCTATTTCTTCTTTAGAATCATCTATACCCTCTATAACGAGATCCGCATGCACTTCGTATATACTATATCTGTCATCATTAGTAAGAGAATATCCACCCTCTTCAGCTTTGCGTTCTTCTATATCTGTATGATATGCTTGTGGCTCACCTAAATCTACTTCTCTGTAGAATCCGTTTGCCTGTAACTTCTTTAACTCGTTCTTTGTCTTTCTCATCACGTGAGTAACACGTTCTGCTGTCTCTACATGCGAAGCCCCATAAGGTACTATCACATCCTCGGCAGGTATATACAGGGCAACTTGTCGTCCTATATTTGGATCGTAATAAATTTTCTTGAAGGCAGAACCTGCTAGACCTAAACTATAAAGGAGGCGTTCATGTTCAGGGCGATACTCAACCATGTTCTCTGTGAGTTCATAATTCATATCTGATTTTACACGAGCTGCTGCTTCATCTTTCTCTTTTGTTTCCTCGCCAAGCAGCTTTGTTTTAACAGGTCCTGCGGCAGGAAATGTTTCACTCATGGTCTCAGCCTGAAACCTTATAGCCGCTTCTGCTAATACTGTAGAATATACACCACATGCGCCTTCCCAAGGCTCTGTGCGTTCTTCGTATTTAAATCCTAAAACTTCTAATCCTTTAACATAAGAATCTGCCCAGTCTTTACGGCTGTTAAGATCTCCTTCTACCATATCAATTATATCGTCAGCTAAAATTGATAGCTCATCATCTTCCATCTCTTCGGCAATATTTGCATTAAATCCACCTTTCCCTGTATCACCTCCTGGGATAATGGTAACTTCTACACTACCATCATCTAATGTAACCATATCAGGATTTACAATTTCTATCTCCAAAGCCTCTGCTGCTTTAGCTTCTTCTTCTATACCTACAGGGCCAGGACTTAATGCTTTTTCTACTGCCATTAGTAATATCCACTTCCTCTACGTTTAAAGTATTGAGTCTCTTCTGGTTCGTCACTAGGTAGTCTTATAAAACCACCTTGTCTAAATCGCATTAGTGCCATAACAGTTGAGTCAACCAAGTCATCATGACTCATAAATGGAAATCCTGCAATTTCTTCTATAACTTCTTCTGCCCACCTTGTTTCTGGAACCCAACACAATCCTGATGCCACTATATCAGACACAGAATTTAATCTGGCTAATTTATCACCTGACCCTCTGTGTGGTGTGTATTCCTGTACTGGTAATCCCATACGCCTCATTTCTTGATAAAGTGCAGTACCTGCACTTTTCTTCTCAACTATAAAAGCATCTGGCTCCCAATCTGCATATTCTTCCATAGCCAGTTCTTTAAGTTCTGGGAACTCCATACGCCTTTTTATACTATTTAGCAATATAATATTATACGCGTCAACCTCTTCGTTAAGAAAAACTCCCCATGTAGTTATTGCTGTATAGTCAGCTCTGTTGTGTTTTTCTGCTGCAGCGTCCAGTGACATGATAACATATTCACATGGTGGGGGCTGATCTTGTGTCCATCTTTGCCACCATTCTCTCTTTACAAGTGCGGCTTCTTCAGCGGTTGGTTCTTGCTGATACTGTGCGTTCCACTGAAATACAGGCATAGACGCTTTGGTACGCAATAATGCGTCTAAATTAAAAAACTCAGGCCACAAAGGTTTTTGTTCTGATTTCTCAGTTTCTTTATTTATAATATCTAATATGGCAGGAAACTCTACAACTTCATATTGATCAGCTTTTTCATTTTGCCCCATATCTTTAGTTACACGTCCTGTCAAATCATCCATGTGCCAACGTGTTTGTATAATAGCCACACGACCCCCTGGCATTAGTCGAGTTCGTGCACCGTATGTAAACCACTCGTATGCTTTTTCAAATACTCCGAAGTTACCGTTGATAACGTCTTGCTCGGAATGGGGATCATCAACAAGAAGCAAATCAGCACCACGACCAGCAATAGATGAGCCAATACCACACGCATAATACTCTCCTCCTGAATTAGTATTCCATCTTCCCGCTGACTTAGAGTCTGCTGCAAGTTGTACAGTAGGAAATATGGCTTGATACTCATCTGTAGAGATTAAATTACGTACTTTTCTACCAAAATCTACGGCTAAATCTGTGGTATGAGATACCATCATCACCTTTTTGTTAGGATTTCTACCTAAAAACCATGCAGGAAAAAATATAGATACTAATTGGGACTTACCATGACGTGGTGGTATGTTTACACATATTCTATCTTTTTTGCCTTGCTCTATATCCATTAACATGTTTGCCAGCATTCTATGATGCTTACCTACAATATAATCTGGCTGCATATGTTTACAAAATGCTATAAGATCGTCGTATATCGTCTTGATTTTCTTACGTTTTCCTAGTTCGTCAACTAATTTATCTATCTCTATGACTTCTTCAGGCGTATATTTATCTAAATTAGCCAACATTACGCCAATTTCGTCTTCAGAAAAGTCAATAATAGCTTCACTCATCTTTAGTTTTCCAAAAATACTCGTCAGTATCCCCTAATCGGGTCATATTTCCGTTTTCTACCTGATAATTTATGGTGCTAACCTTAAAATCAGGGTCTAATGGCTTCTGCGGGGTCAAAGAATTGTCATAAACCCTCATTCTATTGTTCGGATAGAGGCAAAACTGCCCATTATCTAGTTGTAACAGGTTATGTGACTTGTGTTCTTCAGGAGTTTCGCTTGTGCTATAATCAATCCCATTAGCATCTGCATGATAATTGTCTATTGTGCATATATACGAACCTGTCAATGTTCCATGATCCCTACTTAATATCTGAAAATCCATTGATCCTATAAATTGTTTACAAATAGATACTACACCATAATCCATACAGTTCCAAAACTGTAAATTTGGCAAACTAAGATCAGGATCAGGTGTTTTAGGTCTGGATAAAAATGCACTTATAGGTAATTTATCAAACAAAGCTCCGTATTGTGGTAGGTATGTTTCAAAATAAAACGCTCTACCAGGGATAGACTTGGCTGATACCCATACACCCTCTACAAATTCTCCATGTCCATCTTTTAAATCTCTTAAATATTCTTTTCTAACCCATACTTTCTCTGCTGGCATATTACAAATCAACTCACTCATCCTTTAATCCTAACTCCTTATCAACATCAAATGATTCTCCATCAATTATAACGGGATCTTTATCTCTGTCATCTTCTACTTTTACTAATTTATTTAACTTCGCACGTAACTTCTCTCGTAAATCATCAGTGGACTGATGTGTCACTGTAACTTCAGACTTTTCTGCAAACAAACTAACATCAGACATTTTACCCAAAAGCTCCAAAGCACGTATACGCACTTTAGGATCAGGGTTTTCAGTTTCTAATAATAACTTATTGGTAACAAGATGTCTTATGTGCGTAGCACTCTCAACAACAGACTGCCCAAACTCTTTTAAAATATTATTTGTTAACACAAGACTAGCAGGAGTAAGTGTAGATGCTTTCTTTGTAGTAACCTTTTTAGATGTGGTTTCGGGATCGTCTGCATACGCAACGGTTAATTTTGCTGCAATATCTTTGTCTTCTTTGGTAGGTTCTAAGTTTAATCCGTGTTTTTCTAGTTCTTTGGCAGTCTCAGCCGCATGCTTCGTCCGTGTCTTTAAATCCACGGGTGGTAGATTAGGAGAAAACTCAATACCTAACTCAGGTTCTACAGTTATAGTCATACATATTCATCGCAGGTTGTTAACCGATATTTTATATATACATAAAAAATTTTTTTCTGCAAGTAGTTTGGGACTCCAAAGGGGGGTCTTCCTATATAGAGGGGGGTGGGGGTCGAATCTGAGAATTTTTGCAGTCATTTGTGCAGATTAGTAATATATAGAAAATATGTATAGATAACATATATAAAGGTGCATGGGGGGGCGGTATACCACGAAATAATACATTTTTGTCTATTTACCTATGTACTAACACGTTTAGATATGGTCTATTAATAAACATCAGAGCAAATAATGCTTTGTGTTAACCTGTTAGTCATTGACTAACACTTTTATGAAAGGGACATATCATGTCTAAAAAATCTACTAACGTTTTGGTTAAGGACGAAAACTTAACTAAATTCTTTAAGCATACTAAATCTATTATTAGTGCTGAGAAAAGTACTGAGAGTGCAAATAGATTATTTTGTGCTTGGGCAATCGCTTTATATCCTAACGTAAAGGCTGACAAAGTGTATCTTAACTTTACTAATCCAAACACTAAGAAATCTAATCTTAGTAAAGATGAGTATAACATTGTTAAAGATACTATTGCCAAGGCAAAATATAATGCCACTGATTTTAAGCTTTATAATTGTGCTGACATTACACAAACATACGGTTTTAAGAAAAAGACCGCATCTTATAGAACTAAGGCTGATCAGAAACGCAAGTTAAGAGCTCAGCCTGACAGCATACTTAACAAGATGGTCAATACTTTGGTTAATGCCACCAAGACCAAGAAAAAAGGTGGTAGTCGTCAAGGTAGTAAGTATGATCAAATTGATAAGTTATTTGCCACGTTAGTCACTAAGCTTAATGCTAATGCAACTGACAAGAGCATTAAATGGCTAAACAATAATGATCTTGAGAGCATTAAAAAGCATATCACTAATGCAAGAGCTTGTATTAGTAAAGCTTAACATCTTAACAAGGGATAGCAATTTGCTATCCCTTTACTTTAATTTTTTATTGGAGAATATAACATGAATAATATCAATTATAAATTAAGACGTATACACGTCATGAGATATTTACTTAGTCAAATTGACAATCATAAACGTCTACTTAAATTATATCCAAATACTGAATGGATTAAAACTAAGCTGATAACATATCAGCGCAGATATGATTGGATTAAAAATGCAAGATAAATATATTTTAAATGGTATTGAATATGATAATCATAGGCAATACCAAACCGCATACAATAACTTAATAAGGGAGAATATGATGCGATCATATAAAAAAGATCTTAAAGATATACCTATTAAACAGCCTAAAAGACCAAAAATAAAACGTTATAAAGTTTATGATTTTAAAAATGGCAATCCTTTTAATATGTCATTTGTTGACGTTGTTTTATCTACTATATGCTTTATGTTATTTTTATTAACTATCGCATTATATACATTCCCTATTGATACTACTTTACATTGGTAGTTATTTGCTCGATCAAATTAATTTTTGGTCGAGCATTTTTTTTGCCCAAAAAAAGAAACCAGTTACTGAAGTCGCATTGAGCCGATCGTATTTTTGTTAGTCAGCCACTAACACGTCACCACATGAAACCAGTTACTGAAGTCGCATTGAGCCAAACACGTTATTATTTGAAACCAGTTACTGAAGTCGCATTGAGCCTATTGTTCGTTTTTTATTGTAATGTTCTGCGAATGTTCGGCTAATGTTCGTTTTTTGCAAGTGTTAAACGTACATTATGTTTTGATGGTATATAGTGTTAGTCGGTGACTAACTGTTTAGTTTCTTACTTAGTAGAACTTAGCAAATCTTAGTAAATCTTAGTTTTTATATATAATGTTCGTTTTTGTAAATAATACTTAGCAACATTATGAACTACTTTTGAAATGTTCGGAGGTCGTGAGCGTCTCGAGGCAGGTGTCCAATTCTCTAAAAAAACGAACATTAGAACATTACAATATAATCAAGGACTTACACGGATTTAAAAACGAACATTGCAGAACATTACAGTACATCACACGATTTACTACAGGAACACACTACAAGACACACCTACACACGTTCTGAAGAAACTTGACACCATCTGATACTTGTGCTATAATATAAGAACAATCAAGAAAGGTTCTTGATTTCGGCACTTACGCCATAACATAACACGGAGGTATCATATGTCACGTTCTACTAATATTGTTAGTCAGCCACTAACAAAACGTCGTAAGCCACGACAACTATACTACAAAAGGCTACCAAAAGGAACCACGTCACACTTCGAGTGGCAAGGTAACAAGTTTGTGGAGATTTTCATGATTCACGGTTTCCGTTACGTCAAGCACTTCACACACGATAACAATACTAACTTTAACCATAGTAAATAAGGAGATACTATTATGAATACATCAAATATCAAAACTGTTAGTCAGCCACTAACAAATACCCCATCTATATCTAGTTCGGCAACACTTGTCGAGTTAGGCATATCAAAGTGGACTGGTCGTAAGCTAGACAAGTCAGCATCATCACACGTAACACTGGTTTCAAATGCGAAACGTGGCGTTGCTAATGTCCACAAGAAATTACTTGGTGATTGTGCAGAACTCAAGGCGATCGATACTGTTGTCGGTGTAGCACGTACTGCACATTACAGTATGACAATGCCGTGGTCAGATACTGGTTTGCGATTGCTCACAACAAAAGCATACTTCAAGTATCACGAAACCATGACCGAGATACAAGCCTCGTTTGATGATTGTGTTAACACGTTCTTACAAGCATATGATTGGGAGATCACACAAGCACAAGCCAAGCTAGGCGATCTGTTTAATCGTAATGACTACCCAACTACCGACAGTCTATCAAGAAAGTTCGGTTTCAGATTGTCGTATATGCCATTACCCGAGGCAGGCGACTTTCGTTTGGATATCAACAACGAGGCACAAGCCGAGATGAAGAGCCATTACGAAACGTATTACACGACGCAGTTGAACAATGCCATGAACGACATATGGCAACGTGCATACAAGTGTCTATCAAATATGTCCGAGCGATTGGACTATGCAAGTCATGAAAGCAAGAAAGTATTTCGTGATACTCTTGTTAGTAATGTACTCGACATTGTTGACTTACTATCTGTCTGCAATGTAACCAACGATAGTCAGATGGAGGCTATGCGATTAAAACTTGAGGATACACTTCAAGGTGTTACACCTGATGCTCTACGTGAAGACGAGTTTCTACGTGCCGAGACTAAGAAGTCTGTTGACGAAGTTATTAAATCATTACCATCATTAGATATGTAACCAACCGTTAGTCGCTGACTAACACTTTTAAAAGGAGGCTTATGCCATGACTAATCAAGCAATTCAAATGTACTCGCTATCTATTGACGAGACTGTTAACGCCATCGAGACGGCAGGAGAAATGAGGACTATCCTAGTGCAAGGTCACATGGGTACTGGTAAATCATCTATCTTGTCCATACTTGCTGAGAAGTATCCGACCTATGTGCCGTGCTACTTTGATTGTACCACCAAGGACTTGGGCGATATCACAATACCTAATGTGTCCAAGCTAGACAATGGCACTGGGTTTGTGTCGTATCTCACTAACGAAGAACTTGGTGTGCATCACGACAAACCAATCATACTCATGATCGACGAGTATGGTAAGGCAAACCCAGCCGTCAAGAACGCAATGCTACGGCTTATGCTCGAACGTAAGATTGGTAGCTACAAACTACACAAGGACAGTTTGGTATTTGCTACAACCAATCTTGGAGCAGAGGGCGTTGGCGATCTCATACCACCACATGGTCGTAATCGTATTGTCATGAGTGTGATGAAGAAACCAACCAATCTTGAGTTCATATCTTATGGTGTCAACAAAGGACTTGACCCTACACTACTTGGTTGGTGTAAGGAGAACCCACAGTTGTTCTATTCTTTCGAGGATGTTAAGAACCCCGATGACAACCCATACATCTATCACCCCAAGCAACAACGTACGTCTTTTGTGACACCACGTTCTCTTGAGGCATGTAGTGTGTGGTTGGAGCGACGTGACAAACTCAATGACACTACACTTACTGCCATGCTCATGGGCACGATCGGTGAACGTGGTGCTATGGACTTGATGGCATTTGTCAAACTTGCTGACCAACTACCATCTTTCGAGAGTATCAAGAAAGACCCAAAGAATGCCAAAGTACCCACGTCTGCATCTGCCGTGTGTATGGTTGTGTATCGCACACTAGCAACTTTGGAGAAAGACTGGATTGATGCTTGGATGGACTACATGGTACGGTTGGACAAAGAGGCACAAGGCATGTTTGCCAATGGTGTACGTGACCCCAAGTATGCCAAGCAATCTATGGTCATGACCAACAAGAAGTTCACCAAGTGGGCAATGGACAACAACTATATGTTCGCATCGGACAAGAAGTAAAACAGTTAGTCGCTGACTAACAGAAAGGTAAAAAAATGTTTATGACAAGTGAACAACTGACGGAAGAGCAACGTGTGCAGAAAGCCGTCATCTCAATCATGCAGAACCCAAAGTATGTCGCACTCGCAGGCATACTCATGTTGGGTGAACGTGTGGTGGTAGACGCAGATGACTGGCAGTATGGTCTGCCTACTGCGTGTACCAATGGCAGAGACGAATGGTATCATCGTGACTTTGTATCCAAGCTGAATGATGCAGAGTTACGGTTTCTCATTCTACATGAGTGCTACCACAAGTTGTACAAACATCTTATCACGTGGGCATGGATACAGAAAGAGGACCCTAACGAGGCAAACATATGCACGGACTTGGTCATCAACTGTAAGATACGTGACGACAACACAGATGGTTTTGCTACAATGACTGGCGAACTTGCTAGTGGTTGGTATGACCCACAGTATCGTGGCATGGACACTGCTCAGATATACAAACTGCGTAAACAAGACAAGCAGAAACAAGGTGGTGGTCAAGGTCAAGGCACTGGTCTCAGTGGTCAAGATGGCAAAAGTGTTAGTCAGCCACTAACACAAAAGTCTATCGACAACCACGATTGGGAGGGGGCAAAAGAGTTGTCCCCCCAAGAGAAGAACGAGTTGGCACGTGACATTGACGAGGCAATACGTCAGGGGGCACTGATTGCAGGCAAGACTGGTTCGGGTGGTGATCGTGACTTGACCGATTTGCTCAAACCACAGATTGACTGGCGAGAAGTGTTGCGTGAGTTTATCACGACGACGTGCACTGGCAACGACTACTCTACGTGGAAACGACCTAACAGACGTTATGTATCGGCAGGTGTGTATCTACCGAGTGGCATATCCGAGAGGGTGGGCGAACTTGTTATTGCTATCGACACAAGTGGTTCGATTGGCAGTCCCGAGTTGGCTAGGTTTCTTACCGAGGTCAAATCGATATGCGACACAGTACACCCCGAGAAAGTACGACTACTCTATTGGGACACACAAGTGTGTGGTGACGAGACATACGAGATGCACGAACTCGATGACTTGGTCAAGTCTACCAAACCCAAAGGTGGTGGTGGCACTATGATCGAGTGTGTCCCCGAGTACATTACCAAGCAAGGCATCAAGCCTCAAGCGTGTATTGTCTTGACCGACGGCTATCTTGGTAGCAGTTGGGGTAAGTGGTCGTGTCCATTGTTGTGGTGCATTATCGACAACGAGTCAGCCGTACCCGACGTGGGTACACACGTTCATGTGAAATCAAGGGAGATATAATATGGCGTATCTAATTTATGAGATTACGTTCTACAAAGTAGACGAAGATGGTAACGAGATCACAGATGCCAAAGGCAACATAAAACTATATGAGCCAAAAGGTAGATGGAAAGACCTTGAGTATCTTTGCGAAGATAGAGATGACGATAATTTTGAGGAGGTAAAATCAAATGTCACATAGAATAAAGAATATACTCACCGATGCAGAAGAACTGTTGCATCATCTATTAACCAACGAGGGCATGACCAATGGTCAAGCTCTCAAGAAGATCAAGCAAGAGCTAGGCGATATAGCGAAAGAACACGCACAGCAACAGCTTATCGAGTGGTGGAGGAATGATCATGGGGTATAGATCAGACGGCATTATTGTTGTTGCGTTCGAGTCCTTGCAAGATATGAATGAGGTGCTAGCCGTATATCGGCTAGACCCTCGTGTGCAGAAACTCAATCCGTTTCCACGAGATATTGATGATGACGAGGAAACTGGCAACTGGACATTCCATGACTGGCACTTAGATGAGCATACAAAATGTGTCATCATGCGTCTCGATTTCTATGGTTGGAAGTACTATCGAGAATACGAGGACATACAAGCATATGAACACCTAGTTGCAGTATGTAAACAGTTTGCCAACGAGCGAGAGGACTTTGCCTACGCATACAGATTTGTGCGTGGAGGCGAGGAAGATGACGACACCGAAGAAGAATGTTATGGGAGCGATGCCTATCTAAGTCAGATGATGGTAG